TTATGTTTCGCGCCAACTATTTCCTAACGTGAACTTGATTTATAGAGGAAAGGTATTAAATTTCGAGAACAATCGAATTGCATTCGATATTAATGCAGATGAAAATGTTATGGTAAATGCAACAGAGATGGCAAAGATTTTTGAAAAAGACGTATTTGGCTTTTTGCGTCTTGACAGTACAAAAGCATACATTCAAGCCTACTGTCAGACCGCAGATCTGCGGTCTGAAAATGAATTTTCACCTGAAGGGAAACTAGTAAAAGTCGTAAATGGTGGTCGCAACAATGGTACATGGATGGAACGTAGCGTTGCCCTAAAATTTGCGGCATGGCTAAGTCCTAAGTTTGAAGTGTGGGTGTACAAAACGATTGACGAAATTCTTTTTGGTGAGTACATCCAAGTTAAAGCAAAGCTAAAGGAGGCTGCAAATCGAAAACTTAGAATAGAAAAACTAAAAAATGAACTTTCCACAGACCCGAACGCAGATAAGAGAATACAAGAGCTGTTCCAACTGGAAGAAACAGAGAAGAAAGAAACCAAAAGCCGCTTCTCCCAATTAGGAAAGCGGATCAAAGAATACAAGCAGATGATTATCAAATTTGAGGAAGAAAAGAAATAATCAGGGGAAAGTATTGCAAGTGTGGGGAGAATTCCCCATATTTGCAGTGCTCTATTTCGACCAGGCGGGTAACCGCCGAACATATTTGTATCGGCATTTTTTGTGTCCATACTATACGTATATATAATATAGCGGTTTCGTACCCCCTTGATACGGCTTAATGGCCGTAACTGCCTGGTTGGTGTAGAGCAAAGGGACAGGCGAGACCGTTTTTTGTTTTTCCTGCCCCAAACAAACAATGTTAGTTATGCTCAAACAACCGAACATTTGTTTGCCGGGGAATAATAGTACCCTACAATCAACGTCCACCCACGAAACGGGTTTCTTTTCTTGGGCTACCGCCCAAAAGGTCTACAACCTCTTACCTCTTGGTATCGCCTCCTGTAAATCCATTTACGAGGCTAAAATGTACACGGTAGCTTTATTAACTATGCTATCTCCAGTATTTGTGCCGCTGATCGGAGTGGCTTGGTTTATTTATTGCTCAGCCAAGAAAGGAGGCCGGTCATGAAAGCAAGTCCTTACATAGAACAAATACGGGTGAAATCCCCCGGTAAGAAAGAAGAGATTCTTTATTGCATTGATTGTAACGAATACCGCATGAGCGATATAACAGAAGAGCAACTTACGGATATATATAACTTGATCGGGGAGTTCCTAGGGAAAGGAGGTCAAAAATGATGAGATTGGAAGATATACGTATATCAAACCGGATGCTGGATGCGATCAGATATTGGCAGGAAAATGATAAAGGTGGGTTAGAAGAAGATGTTAAGGCCATTGATGATGCTATCACTTTCATCGCATGCGAGCATGATGCCCCGGGTGTACTTACTGAAAAAGAATCACTGTCGCTTATCGCGGCTCTAAGTTTTCTGAAAAAAAGATTATGTTTGTTTGAAGGAAAGGAGGAACCGAAATGAAACACCAAGAAGCCCTCCGCCCACTCGACATCGTAATCGACGTAAACAATCAATACAGCAAGCAAGAACAAATACGTGCCGCCATGCGGCTAGAAGAACTACTTCGCCTACTATTGCCAGAAGAATAACACATCAATCAAGCCCCGCCCGGAGAAATCCTCGCGGGGCTTTTTCATGTCCTTTTCCGAAGGTATGATTACGAGCATCTTTGTGAAAAATGTTTGGAGATGATATCACAGGTATTTAGCCCAATCGTGGAGAGGATCTTGATAAAGCTCCAGATGGTATTGAACCATTCTTGGGGCTGGATAATAAGCGGAATGATATTCTTATTGAATTTTATCTCGCCCGTGAAATACGCTTTCGCCGCTATGGGCGTGGCTATTACGGCCGACTTGCTATTCGGGATGTTCTCGGCAAAGAAGCAAGGTAAATTCTTCCTATCACAAAGCGGAAGAGATACCCCCGCCAAGGTGATCGTCTATTTCGGTTTCATGCTCGTGGTATTCGTTACGGAACGGATATTCACTCAAGATAACGCCATAATCACCAAGGCCGGATGTACCCTAGCCTGTGTGTGCGAGCTGTGGAGCATGCTGGGTAGCGCATTGATTATCTGGCCGAACATGATGTTTCCAAAGCTGCTTAAACTACAGCTCAAAGGAGAGATCGAGTCTAAGCTAGGAAAGAATATTAGTAACCAATTAGATAAGGAGGATTGTAAAAATGACAACGACACCAAGGGGAATCCGAAACAACAACCCCGGTAATATCCGGAACTCGGAGCGGAACGACTGGGCCGGAGAAGTATCGAAAGCCGATAAAAAGGACAACGCTTTCGAGGAATTCGAGGATATACCGCATGGGGTACGGGCCATGATGAAGCTCTTGCTAAAATACCAGCGATCGTATAACCTACGCTCCATAAAGGAACTGATAGAACGATGGGCACCCCGCGATGAGAATGACACGGCGGCTTACGTACGATGGGTATGCCGGGAGATGCAAATACCGGACTGTTGCCGGCTAGACCTGTCGGACAAGGGAACGATGTGCGCCCTAGTGGATGCCATGTGCTACATGGAGAACGGCGAGCGTATCCCTATGGAAGACATCGAGGCCGGCTGGGAACTGATGTGAGAGTGGTATTGTTTATGCGAACTCCCTTTTGGATAGCGAATCATGGAATATGGACTTTATAAGAGATTGTGTGTCTTGGCCGGAATGGTGGCTCTTTGCGCTAGCTGCTCCGTGCGTCGTAGCGCTTCTGATCATAGCCATTACAGAGATCAAGAGCGACAGGTATTGGAGAGCTTGGATACCTCTATGGATGTACGGCTTGCCAGTTCCAACACCGTGCGAGATCGGTGGAGAAACATCCGGATCATACGAAGGGAATTCGACCTTGAGCGGCAGCCGGACGAAAACGGTCGATACCCGGTCAAGGCGGAAACGACACTCGAAGGCGAGGAACATGAGAACGAGCGAAAAGAAGAAGCGGAAAGCCAAAAGAAAGAGGAGAACGAGAGCGTTTTCGCCCGGTCGGAAGCCAGCCATGAGGAAGAGCGGTCCGGAGATACCAAACTCAACTCCGATGTCGGCAAGAACGCCCTCGGGTGGTGGGCGCTCGGCGTAACGATGGTTCTGGCCTTGGTAATCTTTTTAAGATGGAGATATGGAAAAAAGGATAAAACAAAGTGATGTCTGGGCTGTCATGCAGCAAAAGGATGACCGGGGACGATACAAGATGTTCTCGTTCTCGTACGTGCGGTTGAATGAAAGCCGGGAGGGAAATGGCTCTCCCGGCTCGATCGAGGATTATGAGGTAGCCTACTTCAGCTCGATCCACGCCAAGGGAAGCACGGTAAACATCCGGATTCGGGGCGAACGGTTCCCCCGGAAGTTCATCCGCTGCATGATCATCCGGATTAACGGTAAAAAAATATACGCATAATGGGACGCAAGAACGTATTTCTAATGGGTGACACCGCTTTCCTCCCCGGAGCGAAAGCGGCGGTGGTCATGACCGAGGACGTAGGTTTTCTGGAGGATAAAAAATTCACGGCCACGGTCATTACCCCGGCCAAAGGATCTTCCGTCAAGAAAGAGGTCAGGTTTGTCCCGTTCGGTCACCAAGACAAGTTGCCCGTAAGGATCATGAAAAAGATCGCCGACAACACGATCGTAGGCAGCAATATCGAGTTCAAGGCGAACATGGCCTACGGCGATGGGTTGATGGTCTGCCGGAGGGTGAAGAATCCGGAGACCCAAAAGATCGAGCTGGAGGAACTTACCCCGGAAGAGGCTCCGGAGATATTCCAGTTCATATCGGATAGCAACTACTTACGGGTAATGTCCGAGCTGGCCAACGATCTGGTCGTATTCTCCGACTCTTTCGTCTATCTGGCTTTTGGCAAACGGAAGGCCGGAGAGAGACCGAAGGTAGTCCAGATCTGGCACCGGGAGATGTGCTTTTCCCGGATCAGCGAGCAAGACGAGAAGACGAAACGCATCGAGTATCATGGTTATTCCTCGCAATGGGGAGAGGAGTCATTTCCGGACGACGTGATCGTAACGAGATTGCTAGACCGCCGAAGCCCGCTTTACGATCTCAAGGTTCGTACCGGGCTCGTACCCGATCCGGAGACCGGAGAGAAAAAGGACGAGGAAGAGAATGGCTATACGTTAAGCCTCAATATGCCGGTACCGGGGCGTTTTTATTACAACCGCCCTTATTGGTGGTCCATCTTCCTCGATTGGTACGAGTTCAGTTGCGCCATCCCGAAATTCAAGAAGGCGTTGCTGAAAAATCAGATGGTCTTGAAATATCACGTCTCCATCAACATGAAATTTTGGGACAAGCTTTACGACTCGGAAGGTATCCCCAAGGATGACAAGAAGAAACGGAACGAGCGCAAGAACGCTTTCCTACAACAACTGAACGACTTCCTTTCCGGAGAGGAGAACGCCGGCAAGAGCTTCGTATCCCATTTCCGGTATGATCAGATCAATAAATACGAGGAGAACGATATCATCATCAAGCCCTTGGAATCATTTATCAAGGGCGGTGAGTATATCGAGGACTCGGAGGAAGCGACAAACGTGATCTGTAACACGATGGGCGTACATCCGTCCTTGAAAGGAGCGTCGCCCGGGAAATCGAAGAACATCAACGGTACCGAGGCCCGGGAGTTATTCATTATCGCCCAAGTGCTGTTCAAGCCGCTCCGGGACATGATGGTTCTCCCGCTATACCTAGCCCGGGAGATCAACGGATGGGGAAAAGACATCGAGTTCGTGATACCCAATATCATGCTAACGACACTCGATAAGAACACGGGATCGGAAAAGAGTATCGGTAACGAAAAAGTATAATCATGACACAGCCATTCCTACAAACGATAGATGATTTGAGGCATACCGTCAAGGTAAACGCCTCATTTAAGTTCGAGATATTGGAGCCTTATCTTCAAGACGCTTTCGATCGATATATCGTCCCCTACCTCGGGGAAGCCTTGGTCGATCGGCTATATCGAGAGCCGTTAACGGAAGATATCCTTACGATCAAGATACTTGCCAGCCGGACACTGGGACCATTGGCCGTGGCGCTAGCCAGTCCGGAGCTAGGGGTCTTGATCGGTGACAGCGGGCATACGGTAAGCCGGAACGATAAGTTCACCGTAGCCAGCGATCAAAAGATCGCCCGATCGGAAGAGAGCATGCAGGAACGGGGATGGAATAACTTGGATAAGCTACTGGAGCATCTCGGAAGCCACGAGAACGACTATCCGGAATGGAAAGAAAGTCGCTATTACAAGAACCAAGCCAACGGCCACTACCTTAATTCCGCCCGGGAGTTCCAATATTACGGTAAGGTGAATATCGATTATTCCCGGTTGACCTTCGAAAAGTTCCGTCCCCTACTCGATACACTGGAGATGAAGCTATGCCGCTGGATCGGGACCACTCTTGACAAGAGCTTAAAAGACACCTTAAGAACCGGCGTGGATGATCCGCTCCGGATCAAGCTGATTGATTATATCCGGGTATGGCTCGCCATGTACGTAGCCAAGCTCCATACCAGCCAAACCACCCGGGTACAACGTACGGCGGCCGGCCAGCTGGAGTTTAAGCCCGTGATCTATCCGCTGTATTCCGATCCCACGGACAACGGTAATTTCTACGCCGAGCAGGTAACGTCACTAGAAGCGGTAATCGAGGATTACATGAAAGTTTACGCCCCGGAACTAGGCCTCCCCGCTCCTATCAAGAACGACTTTAATTCCAAGGATAAACATATTTTCGTATTATGAGAAAAATAACGATCAAAGATATCGATTACCTCGTGCCCGGCACATGGGATGAGATGACAGCGGAACAGCTTTGCTTTCTCGCCAATATTTTGAACTCGAAAAGTACGGCCCAAGAAGCCAAGGTCAAGATGCTATTGTTTTGCCTGTCCGCGAGAATCCGGCGATATCAGAAAGCCAATGGAACCGGTTACGCCGTTTCCCTTCCCAAAGATCGTATATGGATCACGGCCGAGCAACTGGCGGCGTTGAGCACCATCTTTGATTTCTTATTCCAAGAGACAGAGAAGGGAATCGAGCTGGATATCCGCTTAACCCGTAACCCATTCCCCGTCTACAAAGGCAAAGATATCGAGTTATACGGACCGGAAGACGGCCTGACCAATATCAGCTACGGACAGTTCATCATGTTGCAAACTTGGCAACAGCGAATGAGACAGGATTTCTTCGAGGCATTGGATAACTTCCTATCCATAATCTGGAAAGACGGCTCATTCACCATACGTGAGGACGGTGATCCGGCTTGGTTCCGGAATGTAGAGCCGATCGTAAAGACAGTCATGTTCTGGTACTACCTCGGTAGCATGAATTTCATACAAGCAAAGTTCTCCCGGGTATTCTCCTCCGGAGGGAATGAAGCCCCTTTGGATATATTCGACACGCAACAACGCATCGTGGATGAGATGGCCAGCGGAGACGTGACCAAGAAAGAACAGGTAAAGCAATCCCTTTTATACGACGCTCTCTATACCCTAGAAGTAGCGATCGAAAAAGAGGAGAAAAAGAAACAAGATATGTAGTAATAGGTGTTTTTCATGGTATTAGATTTTTAGATTAGTAATGGACAGCCGCTTTGCCTGTGAAGGTGGAGCGGTTTTGTTATTATCTCCAATCCAGATACTATGATAATAAAAATATTACCAAACGTTTGCCATTGATAATATTTTTATTATCTTTGTGATGTCATTAAGACAAGAGCTCTATGCATAGTGACGATGGGCTAAAAGCCCGGATAGAAGAGGCAGAAAAAGATCTCCTTTTTTATCTCCGCAAGTATCATGAACTGACTTCGAGAAGCAAATTCATGAAAGCGGTGGTTGATAAAGAGATCAAGAGACTTGAGAAAGAACTTAAGGAACTTGGAAAGTATTATTGACCAGAAAGGTTCTCCCCCTCCAGGCCAGAGGGGGAGTTTCCCTTTCATGTGTAACTCAAAAAACAGAATAATATGGATAAAGTAAAGCGTTTTTTTGAACTAAAGGAACTTTGGAAAAAGTCCCCGGAGAATGACCGCCCTACCATAGACCGACAGATTACCGATTTGTTGGATAGCATGGATGAAAAGGAAACCGAACTGCTTACCGCAGGTGTGCAAAATGACTTTGAAAACATCCATAAAGAGATCGCGGACATCAAGGAGCAGCTAACTATTCGTGAGCGACTGAGTCCCGTTTTACCATACCTGTCCGTCTCTAATCTAGCCAAAGATTATTTCGGGAAATCATCCTCTTGGTTCTACCAACGATTAAACGGGAATAGCGTACACGGTAAAATTTGCAAATTCACACAGGAAGAACTGGCTATTCTGGATATGGCGCTGAAAGACATCAGCCGCCGGATTACTAAATTGAACTTGGTATGATACTTACGAAAACAATATAACGCGATCGGATATGTCGGACAAGTATAAAAACAGTGATATAAGTATGAATGCGGAAGAAAAATTAAATATTTTAATAGCAGAGTACCATTCATTAAAAACAGAGGTAGAGAAAAAAGGCTTTGATGAAAAAATGCAACATACTTTATCAGAGATGTCTTCTGAAGAAAGAAGCAGAAATTATTTAAGGCTCTTTCTTTGTTTATTCAAAAAATATTATCACATTTACATGCCCAATAAAAAACACTATATGAATCCCTATACAGTGTAACAGGTAAGCAATCCTGTTCCGGTTATGTTTCCGGTGGGCGCACTATATAGGGATTCGCCTTTTACCTATGCCATACAAAGTTATTCCACTATCAAAATTATTGATCAACAAGGATAATGATCGTTTTGAACCTTCTTCAAATGAAAAAGAAGCAGTAAATGTTATGCTAGCTAAAATGGGGAGCAAAATTTATAGGATTGCTCAACACATATTAGATAACGGACTATCCCCAAAACCATTTTATGTGGTTTCTTTTGGCGATAAGTTTCTAGTAAAGGAAGGAAACCGTCGAACAACAGCTATAAAGCTAATGACCCGTCCTAATTTAATTGATTCAAAACTTTTTCCTCAATTAAAAAAAGGCTTTATCAAACTAAATATCCAATTTAAAAACTCACCTATCACCAAAATACAATGTTTTGTGTTTGACAATATAACAGAAGCAGATAAATGGGTAAAATTAGAGCATACAGGAGAGCAAAAAGGTATTGGTATCGTTAACTGGAATTCTGAACAAATAAAACGTTTCGATATGAAATATGGGAAAATGCCTCCCATTGAAATTCAAGCCCTAGATTTCTTAAAAAGTTCTCCTTATACCGAAGATAGTACATTGAATCTATTATCAGGCTTAAAAGTCACAAATTTACAACGTTTACTAAGTGATCGTTTTGTAAGAGAAAAGCTTGGCCTCAGATTCGAAAACAGTAAGCTGAAATCCAATATAGAAGAATCTGAAATTGTTAAAGGATTAAGTCTCATTATTAATGACATTACAAAACCAGACTTCATAGTAGGAAAGATCTATACCTCAAAGCTACGTGCAGATTATATTAATGGCTATAAAACAAATAGTTTACCGGATTTAAATCAAAAAGTAGAGAAAGAGTGGTTACTTGTTGATCCTACCATTGAAATACCAGAAGAAAAGAATGCATTTCCTTCTAATAATACAAAAGGAAGCGATAAGAAAGGATTCTCAAACATAGAATCGATTATTAAACGTAAAACCTTAATCCCTAGATCATGTTTGATCAATATAACAAATGTAAAGGTCGCCAAACTCTATTACGAACTACAACGTTTGGATATCAACTCATTTACGATTTGTTCATCTATAGCTCTTCGTGTTTTCATCGAGTTAAGCGTGGATACATTTTTAGAAAAAAAAGGGTTACTTCCAGAAGATAAAGTATCAGCCTCAAAATCAGGAGCTACCCTTTATCAGAAAGTAAGTAAAGTCACCGATTTCATGGCCAAAAAGAAATATATTGATGACACTTTAAGCAAAGGCATCAAAACCATAACTAAAGATCAAAATAGCATTTGGGGTATAGATACGATTCAAGCCTATTTACATAATAATCAATTTTCACCCTCAACCGAAACTCTATTAACCACATGGGACAATATCCAAGAATTTATGGTAACTTTGTGGAATAATATAGAAAAAGATGATGCCTGATCGATTTTATTCTCCATTAAGATACCCCGGTGGTAAAGGCAAGGTGGCAAACTACTTTTCTAAATTATTTATCGACAATAATTTAGATGGAGGTACCTATGTAGAACCTTATGTAGGAGGAGGGTCTGTTGCCTTGTCTTTACTATTCAATGGGCTTGCAAGTCATATCATCATTAACGACAGAGATAGATCTTTATATGCTTTTTGGCACTCCGTGTTATACCAGACTGAAGATTTATGCAGATTGATAAATGACACCCCTGTCAACATTGAGCATTGGCTACGACAAAAAGAAATTCAACGACAAAAAGTAAATGTAGATCTGTTAGAGTTAGGTTTCTCCACATTTTATTTAAACCGAACAAATCGCTCAGGGATACTCAATGGTGGAATAATTGGAGGTATGGAACAAACAGGACGTTTTCTTATTGACGCTCGTTATACCAAGCCAACCCTAATCAGTAGAATACAACGTATCGCACAATATGTAAATCAAATTCAATTATATGGTATAGATGCGGTTGAACTTGTGAAACAATTAAAGATCCAACTTAACGAAAAAACATTATTTTATTTTGATCCACCCTATTACATAAAAGGTAAAGGTCTATATATGAATTACTATACAGACAACGATCACCAAGAAATAGCCAATGAAATAAGCTCTATACAAGATCAAAAATGGGTTGTTTCTTATGATTTTGTCCCTTTTATCGCAAAACTATATTCTCATTATCGGACTCGTCCCTTTGACTTAAATTATAGTGCCGCAAAAGTTGGGAAAGGAAAAGAATTAATGATTTTCTCACCCAATATTAAAATATCTAAAGATAATTTATTGGGAAATGAGAAATTCTTCAATGGATAAAATCTCACTTTCTTAAAATATTTCATCTTCTTTACAAAAAGATTAGATATCAAATATATCGAGGGCTTACAATCTACAAGTCAGCACCTCTGAAATAAAGGAAAATAGCGGAAAGATCGGTGTATTAGCCAGTGTAGTAGGTATAGGCGCTTCAACCAAAGAAGGAAGCAATGGAAATGAGGCGAACCGAATAAGGTTCAGACTACCTGTTGTCTTGCCTTATAAGAAACCTTATTGATGCCTCTTTCCTTGGAATATCATACCGTCTTTTATATACAATTCAATGTCTTGGGCTGAATCGCTGACAGTAAAACCTTTATCCCGTCCTTCGTGGGCTTTAATGGCATACTTAACACAACGTTCACGAAGACGTTCCTCTTTACGTTTGCGAAAATAATTGATTATTGATTTCATAGGAATAACATTTTCCACAAAAATACGTGGAAAGCATTGTGTTACCAAAAACTTTCCCCATCTTTACGAAAAGATTAGAAACCGAGTAGAACCGAGTGCATGCGGTGACCTTCGGAAAAGATATGCCAATTGGTTTTTTAATGGCCTGTAGAGTATGAGGATGCACCCTCAGAAATACAGGCTATTCTCTTTTGATAATGTTTACAGAAAAACAATACGAGATAGCGGATAAGATACTTGCCACGGTGAAACAAAATGCTGGTCGCTGTAATATAGACCAATTTTATAATGGCCTTCCGGACTATGATAATCACACGATGGATTATGAGTATATGAAGGAGACGCTGATGAAGCGGTATCATGCGATCGAATATATGGGAAAGGATGAATATTGGCTGATACTAACCAACGAAGGAGAAAGTATTGCTACTATTGGATTGAAAAAACATCTGCAAAAGTCAGCAGATAAAGAAGAACTGGAAGATAAAAAATTAAAACTTGACGTGGCTAACGGCTGGGTCTCCTTGTTTAAATTCGCTTGGTGGGTCTTGGCCGCTATAACAGGTGCCGTAGTAGATAGTTTAGCAGGAAACCCGATAGGAAACCTAATACGTAGATTAATCGAGTAGGTCTGATTGTGTGTATCATATTTTCTATGCGAGTGATACGACGGCTTAACGACAGCTGCTCTTGTCTGATTTTATAGATATCGTAATCTGTTGTATTCATATCGCAATTCTTTTCCACAAAGATACTTGGTTTCTTTGCCATATCAAAAACTTTTCCCTACTTGCGATCCATAATAATCAATACAAAATTAAACATGAAACACCTAATCTGTATCCTATTCGCTGCTATGATCAGCGTATGTGCCATTGCACAAGAAAAGAAAACCTATTGTGAAATCGTCGGGGATGGAAACTTCAAAGGCGACAAAGTTAAAGTAGAGATTGTTTTCGGCGATAATGTAGACAACGCCATCAAGTCCCAAACTGATCAAGTTAAAGCCGCCAAGTTCAATTCTATGGTTGATGCTCTCAATTTTATGGCAAAACAAGGCTGGGAGTTAGAACAAACCTATGCGATCCCTGAGACATCAGGAATGAATAGAGGCTGTATCTTCCATTATGTCCTTAGTCTCAAGATTTCGGAATAATAGTCTTCAAATAAGGGGATTCCTCCTTATTTAAAGACTATTTAATAAATGAATCAAGAATAGAAAAATCAGCAAAAGCTATTGCCATCTCAAAAACTTTCACCATATTTGCAATGCGAAACATCAGTAGGGTGTATCCTACTTCGCTGAGCGCGGTTAATGCTCACATTTTTGTAGGGCTTTTTTTATGCCCTAAAGTAAGATAAAGGCGGTTGCCTCTTTTCCTTTGTAGGTTTAGCTCTTCGGAGTGGATACTACTGATGTTTCGCAGCATAGGGAAATGGCAGCCGCTCTTGCTTTATAGATATCTGCCTACAATGCGAAACATCAGTAGTTATGAAAACAAATTCATTAACCGTATCATCTTCCCGGAGCCGGGAACATGATCTCTTTTCTTGGACAACCGTCCAAAAGTTCTACAACCTGTTGCCTCTTGGTATCACCCCCTGTAAGTCCATTTACGAGGCTAAAATGTACACGGTAGCTTTATTGGCTATGCTGTCTCCAGTGTTCTTACCACTGGCCATCGTAGCTTGGTTCGTTTATAACTCAGCGAAGAAAGGAGGCCAAAATGATTAGACTGGAAGATATATGTATATCAAACCGGATGCTGGATGCAATCAGATATTGGCAGGAAAATGATAAAGGTGGGTTAGAAGAAGATGTTAAGGCCATTGATGATGCTATCACTTTCATCGCATGCGAGCATGATGCCCCGGGTGTACTTACTGAAAAAGAATCACTGTCGCTTATCGCGGCTCTAAGTTTTCTGAAAAAAAGATTATGTTTGTTTGAAGGAAAGGAGGAACCGAAATGAAACTCCAAGAAGCCCTGCGCCTACTCGACATCGTAACCGATGTAAACGGACAATATAGTAAAGAAGAACGAATGCGTGCCGCCATGAGATTGGAGGAGCTGTTACGCTTGCTTCTTCCAAAAGAATGATTATATTTGCAGTATGCTGACATTTGTAGCTATATTAGGTTTTGTTATGCTGATCGGTGCGGCTCTGAATGAAGTGCGTCACAGCAAAAACCATATAAGCAAGGTTATAGCTGGTGTGTTGATTGTTTTGCTATTATTTATTTTGCTTTTTTAAATAGAAACTGATAATATTCAGCAGATAAAAATTGTTGTATATATGAATAATGTTCTTCAAAACATGGATAATACGAACATATATTTTAACTCTTTGAAAAGAGCGGATTGGCTGAGACAAATCGCTACTATCAGGAATGAATATAAAAAAGAAAATTATCAAAAACAAATAACTTTTGTTTTTAAGGATACATTGTCTCCTGAATTATTTCAGCCTATTCATGTTGTTACAATTGCATGTTTGATTGAATTTTTAGTAAATGTAGAAGAACATACTATACGGATATCAAATGAATCTATAGAGAAGCTGTTTTTTGAAGATCTTAAATTTAGAGAGTATTGGAATTACAGTAAAGATCATGTGGATTCTGAAAGTGATAATATATTTAATTTATGGCGTATAGTTGAGAATCAAAAAGACGCATATGCAATAGAGGTAGAACAATATTTTAAAAAGAATTTCTTTAGAGGTAAAGACTTAAGTATAATTTCGCTTAGCATAGTAGAAGCATTTTATAATGTTTTTGATCATGCTGATGCAAATGGTAATGCTTTTTCATTTATTAAATATGAAGGACAGGATGAAGTCTTGCGTGTAGCTATTTGTGATTTCGGGAAAGGTATATCAAAATCTGTCAGAAATTTTGATTCCACTATAATATCAGATAGCGATGCTTTGAAAAAGTCTATAGAGGTTGATTTTACAGTTGGATCTAAGGTTCATAATAAAGGAAAAGGCCTAGATAATATATTATCGTGCGCTGATGCAGTAAGAATAATTTGCAATACAGCTCGTTTATTAAAGAAGCATGAAGTTAAAATTGACAATATTGATTTTGATTTTAATGGGACGTTGATATATTTCGAATTATATTTAGGAAATTTGGAAGAAGAAGAAATTTTAGACGAGTTTGATTTTTAACTAAATAAAAAGAGGATACTATGTGTACAATTAAACTTTATGACGTGATGGAAGGAAAGGATTTTCCTATGGCAGGAAGTAGTCTCTATGATATAATCAGAGAGAATATGAATTCTTCGGACAAGATTACCATCGATATGGAAGGTGTGTCTTCTTTGCCTTCTATGTTTTTAAATGTTTCAATTGGTAAGTTTATAGATGAATTTGGTTTTGAGACACTTAAGAAGAAGATTTCATTTACAAAGATAACAAAATTGCAAGCTGAACGCTTGACTGATTATATCAGTAGGTATAAAAGGTGATTAGTAGTTTTCATATGTCCTTTAAAAGCTCCCTTCGGGGGGCTTTTTTTGTGTCTATAAATTGGATGTTATGGACATATACAATCACTTTGAGTATTCGGAATGGATCGCTAGGCATCTAGCCGCTATCGGTCATACGGACGGGGAATGTCATTTCCTCCGTAGTGACGAGGTAGAGGAAATCTCCGATCTGGAAGAACGTATCTCCTCTATCCGGGATCATGTATTAGTCGCCATCGACGGGCTTAACTCGGATTTTTCTTGGCTTAGCAATGACAACCTCGTAAATATCCCACAATATTTTATCGCCCTATTAAAGCAATGCGAGGCCGGGAATATCGACGGGATTCACTTTGCGAAAGCGGAATGCAAGGATCTTCTCATGCAGATCGTCTGCCGGATGATGCTCGACTGGAACGAGGAACGTAACGGGCTTCAGTTCCTAGAGCTAAATAGCATGACCTTTCGGGGCATAGGTCCCATGGGAGATAATTTCTATGGGGTGATGTTAGGCTTCAACCTAAGAAAGCCTATCCCCTTCTCTATCGACAAATCAATGTGGGTATGATATGGGAGTCATGAAAAGATTGAGCGAGCAGATGCGCACGCCTAAACGCAAGAACTCCCTAATCGGAGCGAGGGAAGGATTACCCTTCGAGATCTCGCTAGAGTCAACCAGCCGGATCGCCCGGTATGAACGTAGGCAGGATAAGGAGAAATTGAGACAATTCAATTCTGAGGTAAAGGAATGGATGGGCTACGTGATCCAAGACTTGAAAGGGAATATCGCCTTACTTGTCCAGAAAGATGAGTTCCTATCGGACTCCCTAGAACCCAGAATTTACAAAAGTAAAGGAGAGACCGAACGAGTGGGATTCAGTTTCGCCCGTGAAGGTATCTATATCCATAAGGGAGCCGGACGGGGCCAAGGTGGTTTCCGGGGCGGCTCTAAATGGACGGACAAATACGGGAAGCTGAAAAAGACCAACCCGGATTCTTTCTACCTGATGGGAACCGGCAACCGCCAACCGATCCGTTGGTTCGATCCCATCATCGAAAAGAATCTTCCCAAACTGGCAGACATCGTAGCGGACTACGCCGCCGATATGCAAATCGACGCATCACGAATTTTCATAGATAAAGATTAGGATATGGCAGGAGATTTAAACAGGAGCATCAAGATATACTTGGATAACTCCGACGCAATGACTAGCGCATCGGAGTTAGAGACGAAAATCGGGGAACTGGAGAAAAAGCTACTTGATCTCCGGACGGCCGGAGAAGGTAACAGCAAGGCAGCTAAGAAAATAGAACGTGAGTTGACCGCCCAAACCCAGAAGATGCAAAAGTATAAGCAAGAGGTCGCTGATACGGAAAGAGTATTGAAGAACTTGAGTGGAGCCACTTATAAGGAATTGCTAGACGTAAAGGGAAAGATAAGCTCTGAATTAAAGAAAACCACACGTAACACCACCGAATATAACTCAAAACTAGAGATGTTAAAACGGGTTTCCAAAGAAACGGCTTTGGTACAAAAGGAGATGCGTGTGGAAATCGGTTGTCAAGCCTCTAGTTGGGGACGAGCGGCAGATTGGCTAAACAAATATATGGGTATAATCGGATCGGGAGTAGCGGCGATCACCGGTATCACCATGGCTTTCTCTAAGTTCCGGGATGAACGAGATAAACTTGAATCATCTTCCGCTAACCTAAAAGCCTTAACCGGACTGGATGATGAGAACGTAGCAAAACTAGAAAACGCCGCTAAACGTTTATCTACCACCGTCACAAAAGAAGGCGTACGGATCAAGCAAAGCGCCGTAGAGATTGATGACTCCTTCGCTATTATCGGTAGTCAGCGTCCAGAGCTTTTGAAAAACGCAGAGGCCCTTGAGAAAGTCACGCAAGATGCCATTTATCTTTCCATAGCGGGAAAAGATAAACTAGAGCCGGCGGCTAAAGCCCTTACCACGGTCATGAACCAAATGAACCTTGGCGCAGATCAAAGCCGACGTATCATAAATGCCATCGCCGCCGGTAGCCAAGCGGGAGCCGCAAATATCCAATATATCACCGATGCTTTTGAGAAATCCGGTACCACAGCTAATCTAATGAATCTGCAATTAGAACAACACATTGGATTAATTGAAGCTGTAGCCCCAAAATACTCGGAGGCGGCCGTTGCCGGTAATAGCCTTGACAAGGTTCTCTTGAGAATGAAGGAAAAGAATATCGGTTACAAAAATGGCGTGTTTGATCTCTCTTTGGCAATCAACGAGATCGCCGTTCGATTCAAGAAAGGAGAATCAGCAGCCAAGCTATTCGGTGAAGAACATGCAAAAATGGCTGAGATCTTGGTAATGAACAAAGCCGATATCGAACGGTACACGACAGCCGTTACCGATACCAACAAAGCTGTTGAACAAGCACAAACCAACTCTGATACGAACGAGGCCAAGCGTGCCCAAGCAAGAAACAAGATGAACTTGTTAGCAATGGACTTGATGGAAAAACTCAACCCTGCTATTATCGGAGCCATGAACCAAACGGTTCATTGGACTGGAAAACTTGTAGCATTGGCTACGTGGATAAGTGAAAACACAACAGAAATATTGGCAATTATTACTGGACTTACAGCTTATACCATTGCTGTAAAATCATCAATCATCGCAGATCAGCTGAAAGTGATATGGAATGAAAAGATTATAACCTCGATGAAGAGTTTATATGCTACCATGCTTAAGAATCCATATGCGTTAATGGGAGCTGTTGTATTAACTTGGTTACTTTACATGAAAAAAGCTAATCAGGAATTAACGAAAATGGATGCGATACAACGTCGTTTAAACAAGGTTGAGTCAGATGCTGCACAAAATATAACACAACAAAAAACAGAGTTGGAACAATTCCTTCGTTTGGCTCGAGATGAATCTGAAACGAAAGAGCGCCGTTTGTCTGCTATTAAAAAGCTTAATGAGATATCTCCTGAATATTTAGGAAATTTGACCTTGGAAGAGATTGGCACAGATAAAGCAACAACGGCGATTAATAAATATATAGATAGTATATATGAAATGGCTAAAGCTCAGGCAGCTAAAGAACAACTTATCGAGATAGAAAAAGAGAAAATCAGATTAGATACAGACCCGGAGGCTTTTCAAGAGCAGATACCATGGTTAGAACAAATGGAAGTAGGTCTCTTTGGTTTATTCAGTAAGGATAAGGCAGATAAAATGTTGGCTGATATGGTAGCTCGTGGCAGAATAAGGCGTGATAAAACAAAAACATCTTTGGAAGAACAGGCTGAAGCATTGAGAAAGATTATCGCAAGTAATAGTAAGACTGTTAATGAGATATTATCAGGAAATAATTCGACTACCGGAGGAAGTAGTAATAGAACACTGGAAGATACAGAGTTTAAATCGGCTATGGATTTGAAATTGAAAGAAATGGAAACCGCACATGCTTCAGAACTGGCCTTATTGAAAAAGCAAAAGTCGGAGAATGAGCAAACAGAACAGTTTTATAATCTCTCCGTGATTAGCTCTGATGTTGTATATTATCAAAAACGCATTGATAAATTGCAAGAGTTTTTAAAGAAAGCCGGAAGCGATAAGATCAAAGCGGAAATCAATAAGCAGATAGTGGAAGCTCAAACAAAACTATTAGATATTGAAACAAAGCGGGAAAATGAAGTAATCTCGGCACTTCAAGACAACCGGAACAAGCGTCTTAAGATTGAAGAACAATGTTATATAACTCAAAAAACAGAGTTAGAGAAGGCAGTGGCCAAACAAGCTATAACGGAGGAGCAATCGAAGGCTCTTCTCCTTTCCATTGAGACCCATTATGCGGATAAGCGGCTGACGATTCAAAAAGATTATCAGAATGATGTTTTCTCGCTCGAGATAAAGAATGGATCGACTAAGGCAAAAGCCATCGAAGAAGCCAACAATACTGTATTGGATGCAGACCTAAAAGCAGCTCAAGCACGTGCGTCCCAACAAAAAGCATTACAAAACCTATTGAAAGACTTTAAGGGACAATTTAATTTAACCACTGTAGGAGAAGAGACCGAGTTGCAAATAAAAGTCTTAGATTCCGTTTATAAGGCGAAGAAGGAAATGGCTAAAAAAGATGGACTGGATATGACCGAGCTAGATGCCGCTTATGAAAGAGCCAAGACAAACATCGTGAGGCAGGAGGAAGACAAACGTTACCAAATACGTTCACAATATGGGCTAGTGTCCATGAAAGAACAGTATGAGAAAGATATGAAAACGCTCAAGGAGCAATACCGACAAGGTTTACTTAATGAGAAAGAATATCAACAAGCGAAACTAAAGATCAAGACCGATTACCTAAAAAAGAGTGTTGACACATATTCCAATATGTTCTCAGGAACAATATCTGCTTTGCAAGAGGCTGAGATCGCAAATATAGATGCCAAATATGATCTTGAGATACAAAGAGCCGGTGATAATGCAGATGAAGTCACTCGTTTGGAGAAGGAGAAAGAGACGAAAAAACTAGAGATACAAAAGAAATACGCAGATGTACAATTCGCCATCAAGGTATCCGAGATTATAGCGAACACCGCTGTGGCCATCATGCAGGCATTTGCCCAATTAGGACCAATCGGAGGCGCTATAGCGGCGGCTATGCTCACCGTTACCGGGGCGGCACAAATAGCGATAGCTAATGCGGAAAGAAAAAAGATCAAGAATATGACTTCTGGAGGAAATTCTTCCTCCGGTTCCTCTTCCGGAGCTCGTGTGGCATCTACATCAGGATACTACAACGGAGGATTCACCGGCAACGGTGGTATACTTGAAGTGGCTGGTCCCGTACATCGAGAAGAATACGTTACACCGGCATGGCAATTACAAGATCCGGTTTCCATGAACCATATCCTAGCCTTGGATGCCATCCGAAGACAAAGAACAAGCACAAATCCTCTTCCCGTCAACGGATTCGCCAACGGTGGATACAATGGACGCTCGGATGAAGAAAATGTAATGGTTTCAAGTAATAATCCGGAATTACTCAAAGTACTCACACAGCTACTTATGCTATTTTCCGAACTAAGAGCAAAAGGCATGAGGGCCTATATCGTTTACAGCGATATCGAGGCCGCTCAAAAGACTCTGAATAAATCCAAAAAGATAGGAGGCAAATAAGATGGATATCATTCACGAATCCGGCAAGGCTTACGACCTAGGAGACATCCAATTGGCCTTATCCCGGATGAACCCGTTCTTTAACGATTACGGAGAGCAGAGCTTACCGGTAACACTCCCTCCCACGGACAGGAATAGGGAACTACTCATCTATCCGGATAACATGGCCGGGATCAGCAAGGCCTCGCAGCGGATCAACGCCATGATCCAACACGGGGTATTCTCCATTCCCTGCCGTCAAGCCATCCTGTCGGCGAACCGGAAAACCGGGATCGAGACCAGCTTCTACCTCAATACCGGAGCGTTCTACGAGAAAATCAAGGATGTACCGTTATCCACGGTCTTTGAGGACAAGGTTATCAAGTTCGCGTCTGTCAGCGAGGCGATATCCTTCTGCCGGAACCTGTTCATTACACATGACGACCGATTCGCCTTGTTCCCGGCCATCCTAGAGTCCGGTTCTTTAAACGCCACCGGTGATCCGGGACCGGACGGATATCCCCGTCTTTACAACGACGTGGAGCGGACGGAGGTAGTCGATGAGAAAACGATCCGGTTGGCTCCGGGATTCTACATATCCCCCTTCATCCGTGGATTGCATCTATTGGAGGAGATATTCGCCTATCTCGGCTACACCTTGGAGGACTCCTTCTTTTCCCGCACCACCCCATTCAAGGACATGGTCTTTCTGAACAACACGATCGATACGATCGTAAGGGGTGAGATCCGATACTCCCAGATCGTCCCGGACTGCATGATCAAGACGATACTGGACGTATACCGGTATAAATTCTGCTGCGAGTTCATCCCGGACGAGACCCGCAAGACCATCTGTATCGTGCTATTCGATGAGAACCTGAACGAGACACCCTCCTGCGACCTCACGGATCGCGTAGCCGGTAAATACACAGTCAACCATCCCTCGAGCTTCAAGCAGTTAAAGCTTACCTGTGACCGGCTCACGCCGCCGGAAGAGAAACAGGAGAGCGAGCGCCCGATGCCAACGACGGGAAGAGCCACGGGGAACGAGAACGAGGAGTTCAGTACCTTGGTAGACCTATTAAAGAAATACCCGGACGTGGAGTATAACCAGATATCGGGTGAGTTTGTCCGGAGAGGTTACAAGGGGATCACGCCGGTCACGCAACGGATAGGTCTGGTCACGATGGATTATTACGCCGGCGGGACACTGGAGACGGAGAGCAAGGAATCCCCGGACGTGCTACCGGCGATGGTCTATACACCTGCTTTTGGCAGCGGAGGAGCCGGGGCCATCCCGCATCTCGGGATTTATATAGGGACCGGAAGATCGTTGAACTCCTCCATCATCATGGATTCCGTGAATGACTCCACGTCTGAGGTGGTAGGCGAGGCGGAAGATAACGAGGAGTTGAAACCCATGCCGGCGTTCGTATTCCATGCCGGGAAACTGGACTACGGAACGATCCTCAATCATGACGCCGAGGGAAACAAGCTCTGGAACTATACGCTCGCCTACCACGGCCCGGACGGGCTTTTCGAACGGTTCTGGAGGAATTACGATTCCCTGCTCCGGAACTCTCTGCTCGAGATAAAAGCGAGCATGCTTCTCAGTGACATCCAAAAGGTATCGCTCTCCGAGTACAGGAAGGTGACGATCGAGGGACAGGAGCTGCTTCCCTCCGCCATACAATATAGCCCGGGTTCCCGGGAACCCTTGGAATCCACGTTCCTTACCACAAGGCTTTACGAGCCGGTATCCACGGCCATGGCCGAGACGGAGCGGTTCGCCACCCATGTATCCAAGTATAAATGGAAGGTCAACTACTCCCGGTCCAACGCCAGCGACAGCGTGAAAAGGAGATGGGTGTTCAAGGAGGAACCCGTGACCATATACTACGCCCCGCCCAGCGCATACCAATACGTGCAGGGCGGGAAATACCATCAAGCCACTTATCCCGTGCAATTCTATAGCCGTGGCTCCGCATCCGGGCCGACCGATCCGGAGGACGGTACCCTGACCGTGTGGCTCGAGCCCGTGACCCGGTAACTGTCCTTTATCGGACCATCCGACAGCCATACTTTTGGGGGTAAAATAATCGCAAATGGCAACGATCATAGATAAACCAGACGCTCTGAGCCTGTCCGGGAACATGAGGAGATTTGTATTGGGGGCAAAAGAGGCCGTCTCTTTCATCTTGAAGAAAGGAACGGCCACCTTGCTCGAGCAAAGCTACGAGCCCGGCCCGGACAAGATGGTCACGATCGACGTGAGAGAGGTGGTGGAAAGCCAATTGAGCTATACTTTGGACACGGCCCAAGAGATCTATTCCCAAAATACCATATTCGCCGATTTCACGGCCACGATAGACGGGACCTCCCACTCGTTCCGGGCGATCCGGTGCGGGATAGCGGATCTGGCGGACACGCCGGGAAACTGGTTGAAGTCCCACTTCCTCACGTGGCAGCCAAAGATCAAGGAGGTGACCTATTACTCACCGGAGTGGTTGACCTACTACGCCATATCGGACTGCACGGTAAAGGCCAAGGCCACGTTCCCGGACAAATCTTCGAGCACGACCTCCTTGAAGGGAATGACCGCCGGCGAGTGCGTGACACTCAATCTCCAATACGCGATCGTAGCCAAGCTATTCGGGAACAAGTACCCCAGCTATCTCGAGGTTTACGCCGAGGCCGGCGGAGCGAGACTGAGCGTATCGCAATTCTATAAATTCACGGATATCCATTCCGAGGACGAGCAATGGTTCCTTTTCGAGAACAGTCTGGGCGGTATGGACACCTTCCGTGCCCATGGGGTGAACCGTCTGCAGGCAGAGCATGGCCACCTGATAGCGGAACTGGGCGAGAACCTGTCCGAGTATGACGTGGAGACCGATCGTAAGTTCGTTAAGAACACGGGATTCCTCGATGATTACTCCCGCCGTTGGTTGCTGGATTTTTTCCCCAGCCGGGCCAAATATATATACGAGGCGTCCATGATCCGGAGAATAATCGTCACCGAGAGCGACGCCACCTACACCTCCAACGATCTCCCGAGCTCCTATACGTTCACGTACCGACTCTCGGAGATCTCGAGATACCTGAACCTTATCCGTAACGAGAAAGAGCTTCCGGATAATCTAACGGTTCCAAACCTCTCCTCGCCGGATTTTATTTTTCCCCCTCGCTTAGCTGAGCTCCCACGGCAAGAGCTTGGCGAGGGGGTATTATTCCCGGCCTTTGATCCGCATAACCCGAAAGCATCCGTAGCGACTTTTGGCTCGATACATGATACCATAAGGAACAGTATCATAAAAGAGCTCGGGGACACATGGAGGGCCATCGTCAACGAGGCTGGCGGGTCCGGGGGAACCGGTGACGGCCTTTACCATATAAAATTGGATGACCTGACGGAACCATCCGACGAGAACGGGTTCACGGCCCTGAGAACCTTGAAAGAGATACTGAAACCCATATCCGCCCTCGATGACCGTTACCTGCGTAAGGATATCGACGATACGGCGGCGGGCAACATCACGTTCGAGAAGGATATCATCCTCTCCGGACTGGGATCCTCCATCTACTCAGACCGTGACGCGGGCGGCTTCGGCCATGAGAACGGTTTCCGCCTGTTCGCCGACGGCACGATGTGGCTGAAGGACCTGAGGGTGGAGAATGACTCCATGTTCGCCGGTTCCCTGTCCTCGCCCATGTTCGCATCCGGTTTCCCTAACGGGACGGGCTGGATGCTCGCCCCGTATATCCGGACCAACGCCGCCGGGATAAACGAGACGAGATACAAGCTGGAGATCGATGATATCGCCGTGCGGGGAACGTTACGGGTCTACGAGTTTATCGTGTCCCAGCTCCTAGGGGAGAATGACAACCGTATCTTCTCCGCGATGATGGAGGTGGACCATTACGACGCAAACTCGGGCAGGATCTACCTCGACACGGACGGGGGACGTTTGTACAACCCGTTCCGGAAAGGTGACATCCTCATGGTCCAGCAGTTCCAAGGCGATCCCACCCTTGAGAACAACTACCAGATGGTGAAACAATACGAGCTGAAGGTGGTGTCGGTGGGCGTAGGCTACCTCTCCGACGGTGAGAACCGTCTGGACTGGCTCACCTTCGAGAACTTCGTGGGCGACCTGTCGCAGGTAACAAAGAGGGATACCTTATGCCGGGTGGACAACCCGGATAACTCCACCCGTAGCGGTATCATCAAGATCACCACGGTGGACGAGTTCGGAACGCCCTACATGGACGTGATCCGGGGGATGAAGACCGACCCTGAGAATTGCGTGAAGGTCCGTATCGGGAACCTGAACGGTC